AACTACCAAATCAGATAGCTTTAAGGGGTATCTGTCTTTGTCAGACAATGTGGTATCTAACATGAACTGTAAACTGAATCCTGAACGCCCATAGGACGCTTCTCGTTCCCTAAGATCTAAATCTGTGAACCTTTTAGGGTCAATAGGAGAATTGTCTTCTAAAGAGCTCTCAGTGATGTAAGGAGCTAGTTTACCATCATACTTTTTAATGTCTTTAGCTAGTGGTTTTCTAGCTGTCCATATCCTTGTTGTATATCCTCTAGTGCCTAAGTCATTATACATACTCATTTCAGATTGAGGTGTACCTAGAAATAGGATTTTACCATTAGGGGATAAGACAGCTTCAAATTCTTTTATGCTATCTGCTAACTTATCTCTCATGGTTTGAGTTAAACTATTATTTAAACTTTCGCAGTCATCACTAATTATATAATCAGCTCTTGACCCTGTAAGCTGCCCTGTAATTCCTACCGACTTAACTGAAGGTGCGTGTGAAGCCTTAGCTAAAGATACATCAAAGGATACATTTGAACCCCTTTGATTATCTTTAGGTGTTAAATGTTTTAATACTTCCATCTCTCCGATTAGTCTTTTAGTAAATGTAGAAAAGTCATCGGCTCTATTCTTTGAAGCTGATACTACAAGGAACTTTAAGTCTGGGTTGTTCATTAACTTCCAACAGACAAACGCTGAACATATCCAAGATTTACCAACACCTCTAAAGGCTTGAATAACAGCTCTCTTGGGGGCGTGTTGTATGAAGCTTGCCATATCATACTGAACTGGAGTAGGATCTGGTAAGCTTAAATGCTTCCAACATAGGAATAGGAAATTCCTAAAGTCGTCTTTAATTGCCTTCATATAACTCCTTAGTTAATAGGTTCGTCCATAGCCTCTTTTAATTCTTCATCTGTAAATGGCAATTGGTTTGCCAATCGAGCTAACGGACTTTCTGCAACGGGTACAGCATCGACATTGTTATCTTTTAAAAATTGACGTGCCACGTTTAGATCAGAAGATTTACATTCAGGGTCGTTAACCCTATCTAATAGCGTTTCAGCTAATTTAACATGTAGGCTATTTAGTGTATCTTCTTTTTTATCTTGGGACATTATTGATTTATTTTCATTAGGTTAATTTTATAATATAAAAAGTATAGTTGAAAATATAATAAACATTGCCCACTTAGATAAGGCAGATGAGTTCAACCAAAAATTTACTGTCTTTATAAACATATCGGGTATTGTCATATTGATCTCCTTATAGTATTATTGCTATAACTAAAATTATTCCTACAACAACCACAGTTTTTTTGTGGTCATTCCAATAATGTTTAGCGTAATCTATCATTTCCATTATCATTTATTCACTCCATTTAATCTTAAAGCCCATTGAAGGACTTGTTTAGCTTTGTTATTTTCATTATTACTTACTTGCGAGGTACAGGATAATGTCAATAAGAATAAAAAGAGAATTAAGTATCTCATATATTTTTATTTTACTGACAAGATAAACATTCATCGCTGTCTTTATCAAGATCAGCAAGTGCTTCCTGTTTACATTCGTCACTACAAAATACATTAAACTCATCTGTAGTTTCAAATTCTTTTTTACATTGTTTACAATTTTTTTTCATTATTAAGATATTATAAGTTTTTTAATTGATTTTTCACCCATATAAATTTCTGTTTCAGCCATAGATTTAATACAAGTATATTGTACGTTGGCGTTATAAACCCTACTAGCTACTCGTTTTCCTTTTAAACAAACACTCATTGAAGGCTGTATTCTATGTTCTTTGATTTCGTTATTAACTAACATTAACAGAGCTATTACTACCTCAGTCATGTGCATCACCATTACTTCTTACTTTGTCTTTAAGAATTTCTATTACTCCTAAAATTTTATCTACATCTTTTTGTAGTCTTAAAATATTAACTGCGTTATGTCTTGATTCTTTAATTTCTAATTGGATATACTCTACATCACTCAATAAACTTTCAATTAACAAAAATTGTTCTGAATCTGCAGGAAGACTTCCTAATTCTCCACGAGGCCACTTGATAGAAAATTCAACGGCTTGGTCTAAATCTTTTTTAATTAAAACATTATCATTCTCTATTGAGTTGATACGTTCAATGACTCCAAAATATGCCCATACCCCTACTGCAACTGCTCCCAAAATTGAGATTAAGTTTCTCATTGGCATACTTATCGCTGTGTTATCTGATACTCTCATTTTTTCCTTTTCATATAATTTTCAGAAGGTTCATAATCCCATTTTTTTCCGTGATGACCTCTTAAATCTGCATACCACATTCTTAGTCTTACAATCCATTTTCTAACTGGTCTAGGCATCTTTCTTATTTTGCCATTCTTTATATCCGTCAACCCAGTCTTCACGATGGAGTTTATCCCATTTAGTCCAAGCCCAACTATTAAGTTGTCCTGTCCAACCTTGAATCCATAAGAATATTGCCATCTTTAATTTTTTAATCATCGTCATCTTCCTTTGGTCTTACTTTTCCAAAAATAATCTTATAATTTAGTTTAGTTTTTTCTTCCATTTTTGTACTAAATGGATTGGTAGATATACCAATAGATTGTCTGACATTTTCAAAACAACCTGTTAATAAACCAAGAAACATAACTAATACTATATATTTCATTACTCATTATCCGACTTTTTCTTCTTTTTCTTATTTTTCTTATTTGGTTTTTTAATGTTTCTTTTAATAAGATTAGAGTTCTTCTTGATTTGTTTAGATAAAAAGATTTGTCCTTGTTGAAGTTTAAATACTTCTTCTTTCATAGTCCAAGTTTCTTTTAAGTTCCAACCAACCAAAGTAATTAAAGCTACTAAAGCTAAACCTACTATTTTATCCTTTAAGTCCATTTTTATATCCTATACCATTTTTTCTATTACACCACAATTTTTGCCAACTCCATACTTGAAGTTTACTAGAATAATGGTTTATAAATAATAATAAAATTCTCATAAGGGTGATGGGCCACCACATAATGCAAGTAAAAGTAATAATATAACCAAAACACCTGTAAAATAATAATTCATCCTACTAATTTCCATTATCTACCTTGCCCTCTATTTTTCTTATGACTTCGTTTCTCATCCTTATTCATCCGTTTTTTGTGCCTACCAATTTGGGGTTTACTTTTTTTTGTATAAGTATCTTCGCCCCATTTTGCTTTAGACATAGCTAACTATATCACTTCCTACTTCTTATGTATATATTTTCTCCGTAACTTGCGGGGATTCATCAATTGGAAAATTTCAGCTTCAGTCATATGCTCCTTATCATCAAAGCCATTATGGTGAGTTTTAGTAACTTCAAACCTATCAACAAGAACATACCTATATATATGATTACCCTTTTGAAAGTGGAGTAATGTTTTAGGTTTAATGATCTGTACAAACTTACGCATTTTTTAAGTATCTTTCTTTTATCTGTTTATGGGTTAGATTCTGTTCTTCCTTTGTTTTCTTATGTTCGGGATCAATCTTATTATGATCTATAACATCCACTAAAGCATATCTATACACATTATAACCACAATCCCTACCTTCCCATTGGAAGTGCAGTAATTCTGGAGGTTTCTCATATTGCTCTAAACACATAGGATCATATCGTGAAGTATTAGTAGTCATTAGATAATACTATACCATAATACTATATGTTCAACCTATTAACAAAAGTTAATATTCATAAATACTCCCTCGCTGTGTGGAGTAATCCCTATATATAGAAGCAAAACTGCGTTTTGGGGGGTGGGGTACTCTTTTTGTTCACCTTTTGTTCTTCTTTTGTTTTCTGTGGTGGTGGGTGCTTCTCTATTGATAGGGAAGGACAAAGAATATCAACTAATATGTTATGATCTTTATTAATTGCCCTTGTGTGTGCGTTAGTGTGTGCTTAAAGGGATATTTCAAGCTGATGTCTAGCTAATGTCTAGCTAATTAACTGAACCATTACCACCATTGTTGTTTGTTGGTTTGTCTATATGTAAGGTATGTAATAGGTGGTTAAGTTCTTGACGCAATTCTGTGTCGCTTCTTCTTGAGCTTATATCTTCTATCTGTGTTGTATTGCTGGTATGGTGTCCTGTTCTATCTAGTAAAGAGTTCACCGCTTGTAATCTTGTGCTTGGTGGTATCTTGTTATCTTCTATTAGTTTTTTTAGAGTTTCCACCGCAATTGGTACAGAAGCGGTTAAGTTCTTTTTTACCGCTTCATCTATATTCGGTTGAAGTCTTTGTCGCAATTCATATCCTTGTTGCTTTGCTGTCTTTTCTGAATATCCGCTTTTAATAGCTGATTGAGTTGCATTACCGCTTAAAGTAAAGTTTTCAATAAATGCTTTTTCAAGTTCTGTAAGGTTTTTTGTCATTTTAAACAACTTTCATAGTAAAGTTTAATATTAGAACATTATGTGAACAAAATCAATTAATTATTTATTTGACATCTATTTAATAATAGTTAAATTATTAACTTATGTTAAGTAAATTAAAAAATATAAGTATTGTTATATTAAACCTTCTAGCCGTGTTTTTTACTATCGGCTTTTTTTGGGGCTTGTTCTGGTTGATGTGTATTTTATCGGATCATTGTTATTATAATAATTTTGGGGCTTTTTAATGATCTGGTTATTTTTACTTATTGGCCTTTTTATTATTGGGCTTCTTTCATATTTAGGTATGAAGGGAACAGGGGCAATTTAATGAATATTGAAATATTAAGAAAAAAGGCAAATTGGGAACTTAAATCAATTCAAAGAGCTTTGACTTTGCCTATATCAACTTTTTTAAATACTTATGAAGATATTGAAAGACTTAAAAATGTTCAATTAGTATTACAGGAAAGAAGATTAAGAAACATTAAACCAATCATTAACAATTTAAGGGGGTAATATGTATTTAAGAGAAAATAGTTATTTCAAAGAGTTTTTAAACACTATTCAAGAAAATACGGAAAAAAATCTACATAGTGAAAATTGTATGTTGATTGCCGTTAATTTTGGAAAAGAAACGCAAAAAGAAGAAATGAAAGAATTGCTTGATGACCATAACAAGCAAAAAGAACTTAAATCAATAACATCAACGGCTAGAAAGTATTTAATAAAAGATATTTTAAATAATATTGAAAGAAAATCACTTTCAACGGCTATTAGAAGTAGATTATAATATGATTAAAACATTTCAAGAACTAAAAGAAGTCAATCAAAGCTATTTTACATCAGCTAATAAAAGATTTTTCAATGATATTAATTACAAGGTATTGACAGGCAAAAAGACTAAAAAAAGGTTTTTTGTTCAACATACTTATAAATTTTCCGATATGTTTGACGGAATTAAAAAAGCCGTTTTTGTAATTAAACCAATTACAGAACAAGGCAACATTTTGCCGTCAATCATTGAATTTGAAGATTTAAACAAAGTCAAAGAACATTTAAGGGGGTTATAATGATAAAAAGATCAAGTTTGATTGCTATGGGTGTTGAAAGTGAAACAACAGCAATTTTTAATACATTACTTGAAGATGAAGATTTCAAAAATATGGCAATAAAAGAATTAAAATCAAAAAATGATGTTTTTGAAAGTGTTAAAATTTTAAGTGAATATGCAAATAACAATTTAATATAAGGGCAATAATATGACACAACAAGCAAAAAAAGAAGATTTTTATATGCGAGATCATATCAAAGCATTTGAAAATGCAAAAAAGAAGGGTTTAAATAAACCTTCTGAATATATGTATATGTATTCTAAAGATAACAAAGATTATTTTAAAAACATTAATTTTAGAAATTATATAAACTTTGTACAATAACAACTAAAGGAAGGATAAAACATGGCTAAAAAACATTATTTAAGAACAACTAGAAATTTATATTATATTGATGAAAAACCAGATTTAAGGGTTTATTATTCGTATAGTACCCCTGTTGCATTGATGATTGATGGAAATTTGAAAGTTTGTGAAAATTGCTGGTCAATCACAACTGCAATACATTTAACATGGATTGATGGTGGTATGAAAAAAAGTAGATTGAAAAGAGAAGATTTTCAAAAATTACTTGATGAACATAAGCCCAAACCGAACTTTTTAAAAACTGTTTCAACTGTTTCAGCTATGTTCGGTTTAATGTGTCAAAATGAAGTAAAAACAAAGAATAAATATCAAAAGAAGTTTTTTGATAAAGTGCAAGGTATGAATTTTCCTGATAATTGGGAAAGTTTAAGCGAAGAAGAAAAATCAAAACGATTAGAAGGGGCAACAAAAATAGGGCTTCAAAATGATTGATATATTAAAAGCATTATATTTTGGGTTGCATTTTGTTGCGTCATTTTTAGGTTTAATTATAATGATACATGCACCAGATTTATTTTGGATTGGTTTTAGTATGTTTATATTTTTTATAATAAAATTTTTCTTAATGAAGGATAATATAATATGATTGATAGCTATGAACAATATGTAAGATCACAATTTGAAAAACTTAAAACAACTAAATATGGTTTTAATATTAAAATTGTTGATGGAGAGAACAATTCCACAAATTATATGGAACTTACACCACAAAAAGCTGAATTAATATTAAAAATATTAAAAGAAAGACAATAATATAATATGATTAAAATATTAAGAGAATTATTAAAAATAAATCCATATTATTATGATAGTATTTATGAATATTTAAAAGATGTTCATCAATCAACAAAAAAGTTAAAAAAATGATTGAAACCTTACAGATATTTATTGAAGCACCTATTGAATTAAGAACGATTATTTTAGCTAGTTTGATAATGGGCATTTATTGGCATTTTAAAAAGGAAGGAAAAAATGAGTAAAAATTTATATTGTCCAAAATGTAAAATTGAATATTGGGGAAAAAGTGATAATGCGATTTGTGGTAGTTGTAAATATAAATTTACAATGGAAGATAAAACTGAATTTAGTGTTAGTTATTTTAACAGTTGGACACCAAGAGTAGTTATTAATAAAAAAAATAAACTGAATTTAATGCTTGAAATTTGTATGAATAAAAAGGGATCAATTGAGCATATTAATAATTTGCCTAAAGGTTATGGGTATTATATTAAAAAAATATGATTATTTATGGTTATCCTATCAATATAAATAGATTGCTTAAAATATTAAGGACAAGGAGTTTTTTAAAAAAGAACATATTATTAGTTCTATTTTTATTAATGTTTGTATTGTTAGGGTGTAAATCTATTGAGTTTGATCCTAAAACAAGTTTATTTAAACATATCTTGACGAAAAAGGATTAAATGACTATCAAAAATTGTTTAAATTGTAATAAACAATTAATTGATCGTTCCTTTAACCAAGTAAAGAAATTTTGTAATTATTATTGTAAGAAGAAATTTACTCTAGCAAAAAGAAGAAAAGATCGCATTAAAAATATTGAAAAACAATGTGCTTATTGTGGTGAAACTTTTATCCAAAAATTTATTAGAGAAGTCAAATATTGCTCTAATAAATGTAATCAAATAGTTCAATGGAAACGATTAGACGCAAAAAGAAAGATAAAAAGAAAAACTGATCCTATATATTATGAACATGAAAGACAAATCCAAAAACAATGGCGAGAAAATAACACAAAAAAGGTTAAGCATTATGCAAAAAAATCACAATCTAAAGAAAGCTATAAAATTAAAAGACGAGCATGGTATAAAGTATATATGTCTAATCCAACTATTCATAATAAACGCAAACTATGGGAAAAAAAATGGCGAAAACAAGACCATGTAAAAGAAAAGAATAAACTTTATAAATTAAATAACAAAGAATACATCAGCATAAAAAATAAAGAATATTTCCAAAGAGAAGAAGTGAAAAATCGTATAAGGGAACGAACAAGGTATAGATTAAAAAATGATCCAATTTTTAGACTTAAATCTAGTGTTAGGACTAGAATTTATTTATATGTTAAAAGGGGATTAGCTAAAAAAACATTACCTACAAGCATATTAATTGGTTGTAGTTGGGAATTTTTGAAAAATCATTTAGAAAAACAATTTAAACCTAATATGAGTTGGGCTAATTATGGTAAATGGCATATAGATCATTATAGACCTATGGCAAGTTTCAATTTATTAAAAGAAAAAGAATTATTAAAGTGTTGTAATTTTTCAAACTTACAACCATTATGGGCATTTGAAAATTTAAGTAAAGGTGCTAAATTAGAGTTCTAAAAAATATTAGTCAATCTTTCTAATTTATATTCCTTTTTATTATTAGCTTCAGTTCTATTAGAAATAAAATCATATTCGTCAAAATGTATTCCATGATAATGTGATCCTTTTCTTTTAATTTGCCTATTCATAGCTTCTATCCTTTTATCTTTCCATGATTTTAATGACATTGATTACAACACCCCACTAATTTTAAATTTTCTTCTAACAATGCTTTTTGACTACCCCACTTTTTAGTGAAATCTTTAGGGCTATAATGATAACTTTCTTTACCATGCCTATGATGTATTGGGCATAATCCGATTACTTCATAATTACTTGCCTTTTTTCCCATTTTGCTTTTACCTTTTTCTTTAATGTGGTGTAATTCACAAGGTGATTTAGGAAATCCCATTTTGTGACATATAATGCACCCGTATTCTGCAATAGAATTCATGTGGGATTTTTCGTGTTTTGATACCATTATAAAACCACCACTAACATATATAAAGATAGTAAAGTCATTAAAGTTAAAAATGTAAATACATATATAAAAAATTTATTCATTAAACTAGACACCTAAATAATAACCTTTTTAGTTTAGGATTATTCCTTAAAACTACTGCAAATTGCTCGGTTAATAAAGCTGTTTTTTCTTCCCCAATTAAATTAATATTCGTTTCGTTAAGATAACATATTATATGCCAAATTTCATGGAATAATATTTTCCCTAACATTGTTTTTGAAAGTTTAGGATTAATATGTAGGGTTAATTTACTAGGATCAAATATACCAAAACAATCTTCGTACTTTTCCCATATTAGTTTAATAGTTTTTCTTTTATATTTGATACTACTTATTCCCATATTTCTTATATTCCTTCATTTGACTTATTGTTTTTGTTTTCCATGCTTCAAAATTCATATCAACTAATTTTTTTTCCCAATTTAATTTACTTTCATTTTCAATAGCAATAGCCAATGCCTTTATATGTTTTTGATATTCAGGGTCAGCTCTAGCTTCTCGTTCTTGTGCGTTCACACTTTCCAATTTTCCTGTATTAGATGAAATCATATGGTCTTTCATTAAAGTTGCTAATAATATCTTTCTATTATTATCTAATAAAGATAATTGCCCTTTAGCTTTAGCATGATCTTCACCTAGTTTTCTTAATTCTTCCATTTTTTGTTCTAGTACATCTTCACTCATATATAACTCCCTTACATTTTGAGATTTAGCCCTACGAATATTACAATGTTGTATAAAATTCATTACATCTTTTCCTGTGGCTATCGGAAAAACTTTTTTACTATGTGGAAAATGTCCATACTTTCTTTTATATGTCCAACTCGCCCATCCTTCTTTAAAACCTTTTTG